AATAGCTATCTCGAGATCGAGACGCTGTTCCTGATCGTGTTCGTGCTGCGGTCGCTGTCGGCGATGGTCACCGCCAAATATTCGCGCGTGAAGCTCGCGGCCGATGGCACGCGCGTGAAGCCGAATTCGAACGTCGCCATGCCGTCGACGATCCGCGCCGATATCATCGCTTTGTATCGGGACCTCGAAGACCAGGGTTACGTCCAGAAATCGGCCGAGTTCGCCGCTGGCTTGGTCGTCGAGAAGGACGCGACCAACCCCAACCGCGTCAACGTCCTACTGCCAGCCGTGTTGATCGGCCAGCTGCGCACCTTCGCGGTGCTGCTGCAGTTCCGCAACGCCTGATCCCCTAACAATCTGGAGAGCGCCGCGATGGCCAATGACCCAAACCGGCTTGCCGGCACCGCTTCTGTCACGATCGACGGCCAGTCCTTCACCATCGTCGGCGAGGGGACGTACCGGCTGAGTTCGGCCCATCGCGAAACCCTCAAGGGCCAGACCGGCGTCGAAGGGTATTCGGAGATGCCGATGGAGGGGAAGATCAGTTGGAAAGGACGCGACGGTTACAATGTCGACATCGCCGCGCTCAACGCGGCGACCAATGCGACGATCGTGCTCTCCCCTGCCAACGGCAAATCGATCATCGGCCGCAATATGTGGCGCACTGGCGACCCCATCGAGATCAACACCGAAGACGGATCCTTCTCCATCGAGTTCGATGGTCCCGACGTCATCGCAGCATAAGGCACCCTTTGATGAGCGAACTCCCTGACCAGCTGACCATCACCCTGCGCAAGCCGGTGACGCTGGGCGAAACCTTCACCGAAATGCGCCTGGCCGAACCGACTGGCGCACAGATGCTCGAGATCGACAAATATCGCGGCGTCGAGGCCGACTTGATGTCGCTTGCGATCGTCTCGGGCATCCCATTGCCAGCAGTGAAGATGATCGGCGCGCGCGATATCCGCGCCGGGTCACGCTACCTCGCTAGTTTTTTGTTCGACGACCCGAAGACTGGCGACAGCGACACGTAATTCTCGCGAGGGCCTTCGGCTGCCTGCCACCTGCAATACTCGCCCATCCATGGTCGATGCTCAACGAGTGGTGGGAGCTTGGCGGCTTCGTCGAATGAAGGGGGCATGATATGACTGCCCAGGCAACGTTCGGCATCGATATCACAGCCTCCGACAAGACGGACAAGGGCAAGAAATCTGCCGAGAGAAACCTCGGTCAAATCTCCAAAAATCTCGGATCGATCGACCGCAAGGCGGCCGAACAGCGCGAGCGAACGGTCAGCGGATCGGGCCGACGCATGGCGCGGACGTTCGGTGAGGTAGAAAAGGCTGCAGCCCGCGCCTTCGGCGGGAAATCGATCACCGGTGGATTATCGGACCGCCTCGGGGCAGCTCGCTCCGCAGCGTCTGCTCTTGGATCCGGCTTGGGTGAGGCATCGGCAGCGGGCGGAGTGCTCGAGGGCGCGCTGGGCGGGGTCGCGGTCGCTGGCGCTGCCACGATCGGGGTGTTGGCCGCGGCGGCCTATGCCGCGTTCAAGGTCGCAGATGGCTGGGCGAAGGGGGCCGCGGCGATCGGCCGAACAGCCGAGATCATCGGCGTCGGCACAAAGGCGCTGCAGGAATTCAGTCTCGCGGCCGAACGTTCCGGGGTTGACCGTGGGACGGCCGGCGCGGCCCTTGGCGGCCTTTCGCAGACCCTGAACGACGCGCGCTATGGGCGCAATAACGATGCCCTTGCTCTTCTGGCCCGGATGGGCGTTTCGCTGAAGACCAAGAGCGATGGCACGGTCGACGTAGAGGCAATGCTGCCGCAGATCGCTGATGCGGTCAGCCGCCAGAATTCGTCTGGACGCCGCACTGCCGCTCGCATCCTCGGTATCCCGGAGTCTGCGCTGCCCGCCTTCAGCCAGGGTGGTAAGGCCCTGTCACAGGATATGGAACGCGCCGGGAAAGAAGGCGCTGTCATCGATGACGCTGGTATCACAACCGGCAAGCGCATCGCACGACGCGACACGATCGGCGCCCAAATGGCAGAGCGCGGCACCAATGCTGCGTCGCGGATGGTTGCCGAAGGTGTTGATACCGTAGGGACCGCGGTCATTTCGAGCGCGCGATCCATGATGAGCAGCTCCCGCTCCAACGAGCGCGCATCTGCAACCAGCGAGCGCGCTGCAGATAAACTTGAACGTGCGTCATCGCGCTTCGAAGGCGCGGTCAATTATGCCGGTGGCGGCGGTGGAAGACTGACGCGTGAGGGTGCGATCAGCGAAGCGCGTAAGGGGGTTACCCTCCGCGACAAGCTCGTTGCCCGGGGAGTCCCGTTCAGTGACTCGACGGCCATAGCGGCGAATGCAGTGCGGGAAAGTGGCGCGAACTATCGAGCGCGCGAAAGAGGCGGGAATGGTCGTGGACTGTTCCAGGTAACTGACAAGGCGCGGAAGGCGCTCTTTCGACGGATAACGGGCGTCGATATCGAGAACGCGAGCGAGGATCAGCAAATCGATGCGATGCTGTACGAGCTCCAACATTCAGAAAAGAAGAATTGGCAGCGTGCTCGAGCAACCGGCAACGACGCTGGATCCGTAGCAGCGGGCTTCGCGCGCTATGTTGAACGCCCTGCAAACCCGGATCGAGATGGTGCGGAGCGCGCGGCCGTCGCTAGAGCCCTATCCGCGATCCCCGTTCACGTCACGGTTGAGCACAAGAATGCACCGCCTGGGACACGCACGACTGTCAAGGCGGGGAGCGGGCCCGCGCCTGCAGTGAGCCATGCTTTTGAGCCGGTGCACGGCGGATGAGATCGTGACGATCTCTTTCGTCCTCGAACCGAGAATGGAGGCCGAAAATGGCATTGCCTAACAGCGGTCTTCTGCCGGCGACATTCCGCGGCGTTCCATTTATCGTCACCAATGACGAAATTGGCGGCGGGCGACGCCAGGTTGTCCACCAATATCCAGGGCGCGACGACCCATGGACGGAGGATATGGGTCGCGAAGCCCGTCGCTTTCGCTTTCGCGGCTTCATTTTGGACGGATCTATCCGATTTGCGGGCGGCCCTGTGCAGTTGCAGCGTGCTTTGCTTATTGCAGCGCTCGAGCGGTCGGGCGCGGGGATGCTCACGCATCCAACGCTCGGGATCCTTCAGGTGTGCGTCACGCGCTTTAACGTCGGCCAAGAGCTCGACGCCGGGCGCAAGTCGAGCGTTGACATCGAGTTCGTGGAGAGCGGAAAGCGCAATTTCCCGTCTATTCTATCATCGTCATCCGGCCTGCTCAGCGCAGCCAATCTTGGGAAGCTCGCTCTTGCCGTCGATGGTGTGCGACTGATCGCACTTGCGGCCGCAGCCGGCGGTCGGCGGCAGGATATGAGGATCACTGCCTCCTCCTGGAGCAGCAAGGCAATTGCGCTCGGCGCTGATGCCACCTCGTTGCATCGTCTCACCGCTCAGCTTCCAGGCAATTACGGTCGCTTCAGCGCCGGGGGCAATGCGGGTTTCTCCGACCGGACAAGTGCGGCCTATTCGCCAGGTACGACCGTCGCGACGCTGATTGGTGTAGCCTCGGGTGCGCGGGTCGGAATTGCGGCAGCAGCGCAAGCGCTGATGACCGCAGTCTCGACCACCGACCTTGGCTATGCGCAGGACGTCGCCAGCTCGATCGTCGCAATGGTGCAGGCGCTCGCGGATGCCTGCGCCGACCCGGCCGATGCGATCCGATTGCTTGAGCAACTGCTCGCTTACGATCCCGGCCGCACGGAAGCTACCACCGCGATCGGAACGGCGATCAACGGTATGGTGCGCCGTGCCGCTACCTCGTCGCTGGTTGTCGCGGCGGGGCAATATCAGCCGACCAGTGCAAATGACGCGGCCGCGATGGTGCAGCGCCTGGTTTCGCTTATCGACGCAGAGGCGACGATCGCGGCGGACGCTGGCGACCGCGAAACCTATAGTGCGTTGGCCGCTGCGCTCGGCGCGGTCGTGCGCGACCTTCGCGCACGCGGGGCCAATCTCGCGCAGGTCCGAACCTTTCGGAGTCCGCGCGCAACACCGGCGCTCGTCCTGGCGCAGCGCTGGTATCGCGATCCGTCCCGTGCATCTCAAATTGTCACTCAGAGTGGCGTGCCGTCGCCGCTTTTCATGCCAACCGAATTGCTGGCGCTCGCCGCATGACGGATGCTCATAGGCCGGATGGAGATCTTTCGATCGAGGTCGGCGGCAACGCTATCACCGGCTGGGAAGCGATTGACGTCACGCTTCGCGCCGAAGCTTTCCCGAACAGCTTCGCGATCGGCCTTTCCTCAAAGGAGCCCATCACCAGCAAAGCGGTCGTCGCGAAAGCCGGTGACCCATGCGTGATCAAGATCGGCAGCGATACCGTGATCACGGGATACGTCGATCGCGACAGCAATACGACCAGCGCAGATGGACACACCCTCTCTTTGATTGGGCGTGGGAAGACGCAGGATCTCACCGACTGCTCGGCTGAGTGGAAAGGCGGCCAGATCCTGAGCGCAACCGGGTTGGAAATCGCCAAGAAGCTGGCTGCTCCTTATGGGATTGAGGTCAAACTTGCTGCAGGCGCTGATGCTGGCCAGCCGGTTCCACAAACCAACATTACATATGGCGAGACTGCTGCTGGGATCATCCAGCGGAACGCGCGGAACGCAGGATTGCTTGCCTATGAAGATTCGGACGGCGCGC